ACAGATGATTGTCTACCAAATTTATCTGCTAAAATAAAACCTACTTGATAGTTTCTATTTTGTTTTAATGTATGATTAGGGTATTCTGCCCATGTAGTAAAAGCTGTTGCGCTTTTTGCGTTTGCACCTACATTATAATTTAATGATGAAGGTGGCGTGTGCTGACTTTGAAAATTACCATATATTACCCTGTTACCTGCTATTTCTTGACTTAAAGCTCTTACTGGTACTTTATCATAAACTCTTATAGTTTGTCTTTCTGGTAAAGTTTTATATGGTTTTCTTGATTGATAATCATATGTGTAGGTGCTTATACCACTTGTTGTTGGTGAAAAATCACTTGTTTTTACAGTGTCTAATACTTTAACTGCTCTAGCATCTGATTCTTTATATAATATATCTATTGCTGTTATTTTATATGTATCATCATTTTCATTACCTAAGTTTTCTTGTATATCTGGTAATGGTATAATTAATTGTACGTTTTGTACGCCATTTTGCATAAAATCAAGTATAGTACTTCTATACGCAGCATCTTCATCACCATCTAAAAAATAACCTTTTTGTTGAGGTATAAAAGCCGGTTGAGTAAATGGTGCCATTAACGAATATTCTTCGTCATCAAATTTAAATCTATAGCTAAATCTTACAAATAAATCTTCTAAAAAATCTGGATCACCAGGCCAATCAGCACCAGCATTAAAATCAAAAGTAATGTCTTTACCAGTCATTGTAGTAGCTAAAAATGTAATTACATCACTAGCAATAATAGCAGAACTTGGTGCCGCATTTAACGTTACAGCTGTTCCAACCACGTTTACTACATATAAATATTCTGAAGCAGGTATTTTAATAGAACCATTAGACTGTTTAACAATAAGTAACATGCCTTTTTTAATGTTAGCATTAGACGAGGCTAATGTTATTGTTACGCCAGATGAAGTAGCTCCTGTAATTTCTACAGATTTTAGTAATGTTATAGGATCATACGGGTTATATTTAGCAACCGATATTTGGTTTTCTTTAGTATAATAACCTAATGTTTTACTTACGTTTATTTTTCTAGGTTGATTTCTATTATCTGTAAAGAATAATAAGTTTTCAACTAAGTTTACACCTGATATAGGGTTTGATGTGTTAAAATTTAAAAAAGTACCTTCAACTAATTTAGTATAATTACCATTGTTATATTTATATATAAAATGATTAGCACTGTTATCTGTTAAAAATAAATATATAGTATTATTATTATCGTCTTCGTAATGACCAATAATTTCTAGATTATTTATACCTAAATTTGTATCCGGCACTAACGCATTACCTAATACATTTTCTAACGCACCAATATCATCAGCTTCTGATTTACCTACAGATATATTTTCTGCGTCACGATATTCACCATTAGGTACTAGTCTATCATCCAAGTCTTTATTCATCTTGGATTTTAAGAAACTATTTTTAATTTCAGCCATATTTAGTATTTAATCCACTTAGATTTATTCCTCATTACTTGAACTATTTGATCAAGTTTAATATTAGATAATCTAATTTTAGCATTTCTTAATTTAGCGCTTCGTTCTTTTTTAAATCTTTGAACGATGTATTCTTGTATTCCTACACTTGTAGATAATATAGAATATAATATATGAGCATATAAAGCTTCTTCTGCCATTTTAGGTATTCTTAAATCTAAATCATAAGCATTACCATCTGATATATATTCTAATATTATTAATTTTTCTTTTAAATTGCTTGAAAAAGCAAACAAACCTTTTCTATCATCAATTATAAACCAGCCATTTCTTTGGCTTGTTTCAGGATTTAATCCATATCTTTGGCCTAAAGCCCCATCATAATAACTAGTCCAATAAACATCAGCAATAGAATAATCATTAATATAAGCACCACTAATTTTTCTTGGATTATTAGCATCCCATTTTACTGTAGTTTGTGATGTGCCGTCTATATTTGAATTATTGGCATCTTGAGTAGGTAAACCATCATTGTCTTGTGTAGGTGTAGCATAAGGTCTTAATGTTAATTCATTAGCTGGAAATATTGTATGTTGTACACCCATGTTATCTACATAAGAAAGTCTTACATAATTAACATAGTCTTGAGGTATTACAAGAGATAAACTTTGTGGAATAGTTAATTCTTGTGATCTTACACTTTTTAATGTATCATAACTAAATTCTTGTAATCCACGTTTTGCATGGAATATAACATCTGTTCTTTTTACACTAGGTATTAATTTTCCAGGCCCTACATAAGCTATTAAAAAATTATTAATAACATCATCTAATTTAGTATATTCATAACTTCCGTGCATGTCCCATAATGTATCTTCATTCATTTGAATTTTAAGATAATTACCGGATGTTAAACTAGAATTTACAGTTACTATATTATTTGCTTCACTCCAAGGGCTTGCAAACCTAAAAGTTATAGTGGTTGCGTCTGTAATATTAGCAGCTAAATTATCTACACATGTAAAATTAGCATTACTATTTATTGTTTGTATAACTCCTATTAAAGTTCCATCAGCTTTTAAAACTGACATACCAGCTAATATATTGTTATTACCTGGATTTATACTTACTACTTTTTGGCCTGTTACGTTACTACCAGCGGCAGCTAATGCAGCGCCTGTTGTAGCTGTAGCAGTAGGAGTTAATTCAGTCCATGCATTCGCATCAGGACTTGTATAAACTTTAAAGTTATTTAAACCATAGCCTGTTGCTGAAGGATCAGAACTACCAAAAGTTAAATTAGTTTCAAATGTGCTAGTAAAAGTTTGACCAACACCTGTGCTTGTGATAGAAAATTGTTCTGCGCCTGCGTAATATTGTCTGTTAGTTTCGGTGATTAAACCACCATTAGGTATAGGCATAATTTATTAACTTTTTTGATTTATATTTTCTTGTTGAATTTGGGCAGCTGCAACTTGTATTACTTCTTGATTTTTAATTACAACTCCAGCATATAATAATATTTTTAATATTAATTCTATTTGTTCAGCAGGATGTAATTCAAAATTACAAGATGAAGTTGGTTGAAATACATATTGAGATCCTGAAGTAAAAGCCCAAATAGGTGGTATAGGTTTTCTTATATAACTTGTTGATAATCCGCTAGTTATACTAGTAGGGTAAACTGTAAGCTGATTATTTTCGTATGTATAAATAGGATTGGTAGTAGTAGGTTTAGTTAAATTAGAACTTAATAAATGATATAATTCACCTCTGTCAACTCTTTGTAATTCTTCAGTTGATAAAGCACCCACTTGATATAATACTTGACCTAATCTATAAAATTCTTTTGGATAAAGATTTATAATTATAAGTTGACCAGCTGTTGGTTGACTACTTAATGTTAGTGTTGCCCCACTTAAACTATATGCTGTTGATGCTAATTCAACGCCATTTACAAAAACATTTGTAATAGCGCCAGCATTAGATAATGCTAAAGCATCTCCAGTTAGCGTGTATGCTAAACCAGGGTTTACAGCTGTAAATTGTTGTGTTGCGGAAGAAGTTCCTGAATATTGAGTAGGTAAATTAAAAACGTTACTTGAAGATACTGATGTAGCGTTTCCATAATCTTTAAATATAGAGATTTTTTCATCAAGATTTACGACTCTATCAGCGTAATCTGTGTTTGCTTGCGGTACACGTAACTGCTGATTTAAACTATCAAAATATGTTTCAAATATTTCAAGTTGTGATTGAGCACCTATTTTATTAAATTCCAAAGGTGTCATATAACCTCTTTGTTCTTTGTTTAGTATTAATAAAACGGTTTGATATACAGTGTTTACGTTTATTGCCATTTTAATATTTTATGTGAATAACAGCTGGGCCACTGTAGTGACCCGCTATTATAATTATAGTTACGTATTATTGTAACTTTTTATTTATAGTCTTATAAACTTCTACTCCTTCGTCGGTTTTAAACCAAGCTGCCATAGCTGAATAAGGATTTTCATCAAAAGGAACTGTCATTAGTTTTCTATCATTAGAAGCCCAATGGAAAGTTCTTTGATCTTGTGATAATTTTAAAATTCCTTGTTCAACAGCTACAATTGCTGTGTTTCTTAAACCTACGTTTTCATCATTAGCTATTGCCATAAAAGCATAAGGATTTTTCTTAGCCATTAAAAGTAAATCTCTTTTAATTTCTTTTGAGCTCATACTAGAAACAGAAGATCCTTTTTCTACTCTTAATATTGCTTCAGCATGATCAATGTCTAATTGCTTAGCAAACATTAAAGCTTCTATTTCTGCATGTATTTCCTCAACTTCATTTTCAGCAACAACAGTTGGTTCAAACTCTCTGTATGTTGATCCTAATCTTGGATGATATAAAGATAAAAGTTTTTGTAAGTTTTGTTGTTCTTTTGGTACGGTTAATACACCGTCATCAAATACAATATGCCCCATTGTTGCTTCACCTTTTTGTTCATCTACAAATGGTGAATTTTGATTAGTTGCATATCTTAATTCTCTTTGTTCGTTTTTTTCTGCATCAAACCATAATAAAGGATATCTTGTAGAATGTCTAGATGCTAACCTATATGTTAATGGAGACTGATCGTGCAGTAAAAGATAAGTTCTATCTTTAATTTCCCATTTAGGTTTTTGAGGTTGTTTAACCTCTACTTTTTTTACTTGTACTGGTTCTTTAACCAATACTTCTTCTTGTTTTTGTTTTGCCATAATATAATATAATATAATAATTTAATAAAATAAAAGGCTAGGTGCCGAAGCACCTAACACTTTTAATAAAAATAATCTTAGTTTTGGAATAACACAAAGTTGTTCGCAGCTTGAGTAACTAAACATCTTTCAGATAAGAAGTTAACTACCATCTCATCAACTTCAGAAGTATAAGCACCACCAGCAGTACCAGTGATCCAGTTTTTGTATCTTCTGTCGTCAGCTTGAGAAGCTCTATATCTTACATGCAAGAAAGGTCTTCTAATGTTTGTACCAAGAATTTGGTCATAAACAGTTGAAGTTCCAGCAGGGATAAGAACACCGTCGATATTATTTACTGCAACAGCACCTCTTGTAGAAGCGTCGTTTAAGTATTTCCATGATGTTTTATAGAAGTCATAAGAACCTCTTCTGAAACCAGAAAAACCAAGATTTAATGCCATGTCCTCAGAGTTTTCAAATAAACCATAAGCAACACCGCCTAGACCACCTGCAGAAATTTGTCCTAGCATGTCGTCGAATTCTAAATCCATATCTCTATTTAAGAATAGCATATTTTCTTCTATTGCACCTTGAGTATCAAGATTTTTAAGTACTGAGTCAAAATCAGAAATACCAGTTGCACCAGCAAATCCGCTAAATACGTTACCTCTTGCAGAGATAGCAGCAAATAAACCTTCAGAACCGTGAGCATTAATAGTAGCTGAGAAACCAGGTACGTTAGCAGCTTGAGCAGCAAAGCTCACACCACCAGCACCAGAAGCTAATTCACCTTCTACCATTGCCATTTCTAAATAATCATCAAATCTTAGTCTTGTTTCAGACTCAGATTTTAAGTACCATAGGTATCCAGAAGTTCCATCTTCAGTAGCTACTTCAACCCAACCAATTTGAGCCATATCAGAACCATTGATAGCATATCTATCTTTGATAATAATCGGCTGATTAGAATATTGTGTAAATTGAGGTTCTACAGAAAAAGATCCACTGTTAGTTCCTTTTGCAAATAATGAACCATAAACAAATATTTTAAGGTTCGTTGCAGCAGCACCACCTGTGAACAATCCGTCCCAGTTAGCAGCAGTAAAAGGATACGCTGTTACGTTAGTTGTTGTACCTGCACCAGCTGCAGTTGCACCAACAATACCTTTTAATACTACACCAGAATCAGGGTTCATAACAACGATAGTGTCATTAGGAGCGATAGCGTTTTGAATAGTAGTACCGTTTGTTGGTACATTAAACACAGCTAAACCAGCTCCAGGTCCAGTTACACCTGTATAAGAAATGTGTAATCTGTTTTGTTCAGACCAGATAACCTGATCAGATGTCATTGGCATTTCAGCGCCAACCATTCTAAGGAAACCACCTAATGTTCTGTTTCCATATCTTTCGACTTCTTGCTCATAGATCTCAGGGAGATATTGTTGAGCAAAGTCATTAGCTCCACCATTGAAAGCTAAGTAGTTACTTTGTAACGTTTGTTGTGCTTGAGAAGGTACTATACTTCCAAACACAGGAGAAATTGATCCCATAATAATTTAAAATTTTTAGTTAAATTTACGTGTTTTAATTTTAAGTTTTGAAGAATCCATACCGCTAATTGACTTAACTTTTAATCCTCCAACAAATACATCACCTGGATTACTTGTTCTAGGTTCTGTATTTATATTTTTAGATTTTGCACTTAAATCTTTAATTGCATCAGCTTTGCCTTGCTCATAAAAATGTTGTGCTATAGTATCAGCATTATTAGCAGCATACATAGCTTTATGATAACCTTTTATGTCTGTAACATTCCCTTCCTTGTCTAAGAACTTCTTAATGGTGTTGGAAATATTTGATTGATTATCAGCTACATCATTAACGTTTTTAATTCCATATCTAAACTTTTTTTCTCCTACCGAAAAATCAAAACCTTTGAACTCGGGACCAAAATAATCTTTAGTGTTAGATTTGAACGCTTCATGTTGCTGTTCTGCTACTTTCTGTTCTTCATTGTAGCGATTGAAAAAGTCCATAGCTTTTTGTTGGTCTTGAGTAACCCCAGGTCTTAACTTAATTTCCTGGTAATATTGGTTTTTCAAACCTTCTAAATGCTGTTTAGCTTTTGCAACCTCTTCTTTGTATGCAAGTTGTGCTTTACGCACTTCTCGCGGTTCATCTACATCCTCATCCCAAGAAAAATTATCTTCAATTAAAAAGTTAATTTCTTCAGAATTTAAATGTGATTTCGTTTGCTTATAATACTCTCTTAATAAAGTATCATTGTCTACGTTTGAATAATCATGATTTAATCTTACATAATCTTCTAATGTTCCACCAGTTTCATTCATAAAGTCTACAACTTTAATAATATTTTCTGGTAACGTAGGTATATTTTCTTTTGGTACTTCATCAGATATAACAGCCGTTGGTCTGTTAGACTCTTGTACCATTTTCTCACCGATTTCAATAACTTCTTCTTTTTCTTCTTCCTTTTCAGGCTCTTCTACTACTTCTTCTATTATCGGTTTTTCTTCTTTTTCTTCTTCTTTAGATTCAACAGGGGCATTGGGCTCTTTATCGGATTCTCCTCCTTTAACTTCCACCTCCGGTATATCTCCGGATGGTTTATCATCAGGTATTGTTTCTGTTTTTGGCTCTTGAATGGCATCTTGTTGTTCTACTTTTTCTTCAGTTTTTTCAACTGGTTTTGATAAATCTACTTTTATAGGTTCATCATTTTTTACTAGTTTTTTAGGTTTTTTAACCTTAAGCTTTCCAGCTTTTTCTTTTGTTTCTGACATAATATAATATAATAATAATTAATAATTTTAGGATATTTCGTCTATTCCTAAATTTTGTTGTTCAAAATCTGTTGGCAATAAATCATTTTTTCTTTGATTTATCATTTGAGATTGTTGTGTTGCTTGTATTCTTGTTCTTTCGTCTTTTCTATCTTCTATTTCTTTTTCTTTAGCTTTTTGTGCAGTAAGTTCAGCCTGCTTAAGTTTAAGATCATATTCAAATTGCTGAGCCATTTGTTCTCTTTCAATTTCAGCAGCTGTTTGCATTTTTTGAATTTCAAAATCAGCTTTAGCTTTTTCAAATTGAACATTAGTTTCGTTAAGGGCTTCAGCTTTTTGAACATCAGACATTGCTGCTCTTTCTGCTGCTTCAGCATTAGAATCTGCTTGAGCTTGAATATTAGCCATCTGAGCTTGCTGGTCAGCTTGCTGTTTTTTCATTCTCTTATATTTTAAAACTTGATTAGCTAATTGTAAATTTTTAATTTCTCTAATGTCAATAGCATCTTCAAGAAATATTTGATTTTGCTGTAAAGCCATTTGAATATTTTGTTCAAGCATAGCTTTTTCTTCTTCCTCTGGTTCTAATTCTAAAAATACACCAAAGTCATAAAGATGTAAATTATCTATTTCTTTTAAAGTTGCTACATTAAATTTACCTATACTTGCTTTTAATGAATCATTAGTTAATTCAAAATCTAACATATCTGAAACTCTAAGTGATATATTTTCACAAGTTTTTACAGTTAAATATAGTGCAGCATTTAAAATGTGTTTAGTAGCCGTATTTGAAGCATTAGCCGCCATTTTTTGTAAACCAACTAAAGCATCTTTATCTGGCATACTACCATCTCTTGCTTCATTAAGGCCAGTAACATCTCTTATCATTTGTAAATAATACTGATAAGTATTAATTAAAGAAGCTATTTTACCGTTGGCGCTCGATGTTTGTAATTCTTGAATAGGTACTTTACCTCTATTTGGATCGCCATCTTGAGTTAAAGATCTACCAACTATACTACCTGTTTGGAAGTACATGTTTAAAGCTTCTTGCGGATTGTAATTAGTACCATTACCTAAATCAACTTCTGCTAAACCATCCACATCTACAAATACACCATCTGGTACCATTCTTGCAATTACTTGTTGTAATTTTAAAGATGTTAATTGAATCATATCAGCAAATCCTGTAATACGATTTACTAATGAATCAATTCTACCTTGATACATATGAGGAGCTACAATGTTATAGTTCATGTTAACTTTTGTTAAATCACTTTTAGGTCTGGTCATATTAGTTGCCATTTCCCATCTTAACATTTGCTCTACACCTAAAACTTTAGCACCGCTAAATAATACTTCAATTGATCTTGAAACTCTATCAAAATTATCACTTGGTGGTGGGTTAAAAAAGTCAGGTTTTTCTAATGCTTTTTCTAATCCTTGTTCTGTATGCTTTAATTTAAATACTTGATCTATATAAGTTTTGTATTCAAAATACATAATTTGTACTAAATCATTATTGTAAGGTCCTTTTTGATATCCTTCTCTACCAGGATATTTTTGAATCATTTTTAAATCTTCATTAGTTAAATTAGGAAATTCCTTTTTTAATTCAGCAAGAGTTATTGATTTTATTTCACCTACATAATATATATCTTGAAAATTTGGGTCATTAGTATATGACCAAACCATATTAGCAGGATTTACATAATCTATAACAACACCTTCAGATTTATTAAAACTAGTTTTAACAGCTCCTATACCTATAGTAACTATATCTTCAACTAATCTTTTTTTAGTTAATTCGTATTTATTAAAATCTAATACATTATTAATTACTTCTTCTTCAGCTATTTCAACTGATTGTTTGTAATTTAATTGCATATGAACTTCTAACTCCTCTTTGTTTTGAGGTAAGTTAGCTGGATCAAGTGAGCTATATATATCAACTCCTAAATTTTGTTTTATGCTATCTAACAATGGTTTACTCATCATATCTCGCATAATAGAGTTTGCATAGTTAGTTCTCTGTTTTGTTGAAAACGGATCTTGAGCAAAAGCTTTTATATCATAATTTTTAGCTGATATACCATTAACTACAATATCTACAAATTTAGGTATAATAGGCACTGGCTTCCAGTCTAAATTTAAATAGCTTAAGTCACCATTAATTGATAACTCATCTTTATATTTTTGTACAGATTGTTCACCACGGGCATATAATCTTAATCTGTTAAAGTTTTGATAACCAGTATGCCATTTGCCACTGTTTATTCTTCCACCTCTAAACCACTCATATTCAATAGCTTGCCCTACTTTTAAGCCATATTCCCAACTAAGCTTTTCCGCAACAGGTACCACCTGACTTGGAAATGAACTATTAGTACTTGTATTAATCATTTATTATTATTTTTGATTTATAACCTTTATTATCGTATTTAGAAAAATTTAAATTTACTTTTTCTTTAATAACTTCAGCTACTGGTCTATATTTATTTTTATTGCAAGCCATAATAGCTAAACCTGAACTTATTGAAGCATCATGTTTAGTTCTATTATTTATATCAAAAGCAGCCCAATCTTCTAATGTTCTTTGAAAATACATTGATCCATATTGTTCATTATTGTAACCTACAAAACTTTCAATATATGATTCAATCGCAGCTGCATGAGCTTGTTTTACATCTTCACTAGAATTAGGTATACCGCCTATTTCTTTTTCAGCTACAGATAATTTATACATTGTTTTATCTGGACGATTCATTGAATAACCTCTATAACCTCTTCTTTTTAAATAATATAATAATCTAGGTTTGTTATTCTCTGCTAATAACGGCATGCCATAAAAGTGTAGTGCCATTAAAACATCTTCAAAAAACATATCTGCTGTTTGTGGCCGTGCAATATATTCTAAAAAGAATAAATTAGGAGGGCCATCCATTGTAAATTTTGTTAAACCATGAAGAGAACCTTTTGATCCTCTACCGTCTACTGTTCCAGATATATCATATGAGTCACATCCAAAAGCACCTATATGCTCATTTGCGGGATATTTTTTACCATGTTTTATAATATATCTGTTTTGTTGGGGTACATCTGGT